CGTCCCCGTACACTCTCACACGACCCGCCAGTCTCCTGACGAACGGCCACGTGAGGTCAAAGCTAGGATCCACTTTCCGATGGTGGCGCCTGACAGCGAGTAAAATCGCCGAAAGGAATACCACCGCTTCAACCGGAAAGCAGACCGCGGATCCCATGGACGCGAACTTCCAAACCGGACGGGAATTTCCGTCTGGAAGCGTCACGCCTCGACTCCTAGTCGCTGTTAGGGCCTCCCAGAGATTGGGAAGACACCCTAACACAGAAGCGGCTTGGGAGAAGGTCACACGGTCGGAGGCCTCAGACAGATCTAGCGTCACCAGATCTTGCGAGAGGCTTGCCCGGCGTGCCATCAAACGGTTCGGTCCCTGCTCGGTAAAACCGATTAGGGATGACGACCGTTCAATGGACTCCACCATTACACCGAGTAGTCCTTGCTGCATGTATTGCAATGCAGTAGGTTCCATGACGATGATGCGGGGAGTTGACATGGTTTTTGGCACAAGCGTAAGCTTGGCCGGAACCACATGGGACAGAGGAGTTAGTACCCTCTCTGGGTCGTCCCCTTCCGGGGACAGCCCATCGGCCCGAACGCCGCTAAAGCGGTAATTCGGGATAGCCCACTCTGACCAGGGAAACCTGGCTTCGAGGTGCGCAGGCCAATAGCCGACGTCATATTTCTGGTTACCCAGAAGACGATCGGCCGTATAACCAGGCCCGTGCTTTGGGACGATGTCATCTTGGCTGACTTTCCAGTCAGCTTCCGACAACATGGGTACAACGCTGCGAAGAGCTACCTCACGGAGTTCTTGAAGTAGGTGGGAGTTAGACATGTCCCACTCGTAGCATTCCTCATCCGCCTGAACGTACCCTGCAATTGCAGCGGCATTACGCCGCGGGGTGCAAACCCCTTCGATTTTGCCAAACACAGTTACCAGCTGTGCTACGGCTCCGATCGACTCGGTGCAGGGATTGTCCATCAGCTTGCCATCAGGAGTGAAGATATTCTCCAGGAAACCCCGTAGAAACACGGGGAGCCCACTCGCAGTCCGAAACATTGACTGCGACGAGGGAGACCACCTTCCTTCATCAAGGGCCTTGTAAAAGGCCTTTCCGAAGGTCGGAAGGGTAATGCGTAGAAACGCATCGCCCTCCTTCTCACTCCGACGGGACAGTGTTGCTATGTCCCGACTGGCGTCGACACCGCAAAGGACCCCTAGCTCTTGAGCTAGGACGGTCCACAAGGATACCAGGCTTTTCATGCATCCCCTTTCCTGGGGTGTGCGATCCTAGCCGAAGTATTCTCGAGTTACCACTGTCAGATCTCACCGCCAATAAGCTTGTCGGTGTTCGCGTTAGTGCTGGCCTTCAGCCAGTCAGCCAACGCGGTGACCATCTGCTGCTGCTCGGCATTGGTATAACCAGTTGCCGGGACGTCAACCGTAAGGAAGACGGACATTGAAACCGGAAGGTTTCTGTCAGAAGCGAGAGGGTCAGTGATGATCTTCGAGTGATCCAGTCGTACTGCGTGCTGGTTCCGCCGCCCGGTGTTCTGGGTAACGGAAATGGCAACAGTACCGTCTGCCTTGGTAAACTTTCCCCGGTTAAGGGAAGAGCCTGTCCTTGGCAGCGATTGGGCAACGGCGTTAATCGTTACCGACTGAGGATCTGAGAACAAATCGGACTCCTTGAAAGGGACGGATTTTACCGTCGTGTGTGGAAAATCCTACGTTGCATCGGCTTTTGGCCGAGTTCCCGTAGAACCAGGGATCACAAACCGGGCTCCTGTTTAATGGGAGATCCCGATCGCAGCAAGGATGGAGACTTGTTTCGCCGTTAAAGACGAAACACCGCCACCGAACCCGAGGTATGGAATCGAAGGAAACCGAAGTTTCTGCTCCGACAATGTCTTCGTCGACGTTGGGGTAAAACGGGCGATAAGCCCATCTCCACTCATGTGGAACCCCGAAGCCGACTTGACTGCCTGCCGTTTGTAATGGTTCATTACAAAGCTTTCGACAGGTACCATACCATCACTCACAGTGCTACTCAACGCACCGATTACAACATCGGTGTTAGTCAACCAGTCACTGAACCATGACCAGGGACTGAGGTTCCAAAGAACCTCGGGTGTCAGCCGAAGGCCAAGCACATACTTCGCATGATCTGCGAAGCCGTGTGACTCCTTCTCGGCTGTCTTGGGAATCGGGTGGAAGTAGAGATACTTTCCCTCAAACCAAGTCCGATGGTAAACCTCGCTAGAGGTCCCACCGGGTGCCAAGTTCCCTAGCGGCACCGCACTTTCCCAACCGTAACAGTTTACTGTTCCGCCGGAATTGGTGTTGGTGTTTTTCATGGGGTAGTCGTAACCGACTCTGATGATGCCCGATTGACCAGCTCTAGAGCTGGCTCGGGTGATGATATCATCAGCCTTCACTACCTGGCGATAATAAGCTCTGATCTCAGAAACTAGAGGTCTCCAAGCGAACTGATACGCCACGTAATCTCCTGCAGCATCCTTACCGGCCTTTAACAGGTCGGCTAGTGTGCTTCGCCACCTGATTAAATCAGGCGGCCTTGGGAGTCCATCGGAGACAAGCTCACCTGCTGAAGTGAGAATGTTAACCGCTGGAGAAGGAGGTCTTGCCATGTTGATGGCGTTGTCCCCATCCGACTTGATTTTAGCGTCGGAATCGGGATTCCCAACCGGAAGGCTGGGGGCCGTAGCGAATACGGCTTTACCTGCGTAGTACGAGGTCAGGGGTAAACCCGGCCTGTACGTTGTGTAGGATCGTTTCATGTAAAATGGACCATTTCTGGCCCACTCAACATGTTCTGACCCTCCACCGCGGGCAACACCACCAAACGTGACTGGAGGAATCGGACGGATTGAATATCCCGTCATGATTCCCCTCCAACTAGGTGTCGAT